ACTGCGGCGTCTGTAGGTCTGACCTGCATTGAGTTGATGCGGCAGGCCACGGGACTCATCGACATCGTGACGAAGCGGGACGCTCAGGGCAAGTCCTACACCTGCATTAGACCTACTGATGACTTGATGCGGTGGATGAAGGACGCCCACGATTACAACGAGAGCCTTTCTCCCGTCTGGCTGCCGATGGTAGAAAAGCCTATTGAGTGGAACAACCCGTACATCGGCGGCTACAAATCCCTGTCGTTCCGAAGACGTCCGTTGATCAAGACGTTTGACACGGACTACATCGAGGAGGTTGGCGACTGCCACATGCCTCAGGTGTACGAGGCGATCAACGCCGTGCAGTCTACCGGATACCGGGTGGATGGTCAGGTGTCTGAACTGCTGCGGCACTGCTGGGACCGGGACTTGCCGGTTGGCGGGCTGCCGTCGATGGAAGATGAGCCGCTGCCTCCTAAGCCACCCAATATCAAGACCGATGCGGAGGCTCGCAAGGCTTGGAGGAGGTCCGCTGCCAAGGTTCACTTCGATAACGAACGGCTGAAGTCCAAGCGTCTACAGGTCATGAAGGTTCTGAATCTGGCTGACAAGTTTGCCGGGGAGGAGATCTGGTATCCCCTCATGGCCGACTTCCGTATGCGGGTCTACCCCGTGCCGTACTTCCTTCAGCCTCAAGGCCCGGAGTGGGCTACCTCTCTGTTGAATTTCTCAGAATCGCTTCCGATGACTGACGAGGGAGTCAAGTGGCTCTATATGAACGCAGCAGCGAGGTGGGGTCTTGATAAGAAACCGTATTCGGAACGACTCAAGTGGGCAGAAGAGAATGTCAGTCTTCTGAGACGCATTGGAGACGACCCTGTCGGTGAGATGACGTGGACAGATGCGGACGAGCCGTGGCTCTTTGTTAGAGCGTGTATGGAGATCTCTAGGATGCACCGGGAGGGGTCTGAGTTCAGGACGACACTCCCAGTTCCGATGGACGCTACGAATCAGGGGTTGCAGATCTACTCGATGCTCCTCCGCGACCCCGTGGCGGCGTTGGCAACCAACGTCCTCCCCGGTGACACTCCTCATGACGTCTACCAACAGGTCGCTGACATTGTGCGTCGGATGCTGTACGAGGACAACCACGAGTACGGCAAGAAGTGGCTGGACTTCACGATCACTAGGAAGACGACGAAGCGTCAGACCATGACGGTCTGTTACTCATCCACGTTCTTTTCGTGTCGGTCCTATACCGCTGAGTGGTTCTACGATGAACTCAAGTCTGGCCGTGAGAATCCGTTCGGAGATGAGACGTACCGTCCCTGTGCGTACCTCGCCCAGAAGATCTGGGACGCTATCGGTGAGGTCGTCCAGTCGGCCCGTGTCGGCATGGATTGGTTGCGGTCCTGTGCTGAGATACTGGTTGACTACGGAGTGACTCCGAGGTGGATGACTCCTCTCGGCTTTCCGGTCAAGATGCACTACGAGAACACGAACAAGTACGCGATCAAGACCCTCGTCAACGGGACGCTTCGCCAGCATCGGCTTCGGGTCGCTAACGGTGAGGCCAACCGGCGGAAGACGATCAACTCGATCTGTCCGAACTACGTCCACAGTCTCGACGGCATGGGTGGGCTGCTTGGGCTGACCGTGAACACGGCCAAGGCGAACGGTGTCCGGTCCATCAAGACTGTCCACGACTCCGTCGAGGCCCACGCTCCGAACATGGCGGTGCTACACGCCAGTGTCCGTGCGGCGACCTTGGACATCTTTTCAGAAAACCAACTGGAGGCACTTGCGGGGCAACTTGAAATGCTCTTGCCTCCCGGTGTATCATTGCCTTCACTTCCAAACTTCGGAACTCTTCGGATCGAGGACGTGCTTCGATCCAAGTACTACTTCAACTAGGAGATTCACATGAAAAAGCGTAATGTTCGATTCACTACCGAGGCTGGGACTGCACAGTGGCCCCACCTCAACTCACCAGACACTCAGTTCGACAAGGACGGTGTCTACCACGTCTCTCTGCGTCTTTCCAAGGCCGACGCGGAGCCTCTGATGACTGAGATGAGCAATGTCCTTTCAGCATTCGCTGAATCAGGTCAGGCCAAGAGCAAGAAGATGTCCCCGCTTCCTGTCAAGGATGTCGAGGATGACGATGGCAACCCCACGGGTGACGTCCAGATCAAGTTCAAACTCCGAGCAGTCGGCAAGAACGGCTCTGACACTTGGGAGCAGCGTCCGGGTCTCTTCGATGCTGAAGGCAGGCCCATGTCTGAGAACATCGGCAGCGGCTCTAAGATCAAGGTCGGCTGCGAGATCGTGCCTTACAGCACCGCGATGGCTGGCACTGGGATCACTCTCCGGCTGAAGGCCGTGCAAGTCCTGAACCTGATTGAATACTCTTCAGGTGACGGCTTCGAGTCGTGGGAATTCTCCAAGGAACAGGGGTTTACCACGGATGGCAAGTCGCAAGAAGAAACCGGGGACCACTCCCCGGAAACGTCCCACGACAGCGGGTTCGACTTCTGAGAAATCAATAACGTCATCGCTCGTCGGTGACTGCTGGTCTCTTTTCCTCCCCCTAGATCCAGTCCCGGCCTCCAGACCAAGGTTTGCGAGGTCCGGGCGGGTCTACTACGGGAAAAACTACACACGATTCCGTCGTGAAGCCGAGGTCTTGTTCAGCGAGTCTGAGTTCCCAGTCGAGTTCCCTTTAAGTGGCCCTCTGGTCGTGTCGTCCAACTTCGTTGTGCGGCCTCCCAAGACCACCAAACGGATATCACCTCGGGGCGACGTAGACAACTACTTCAAGACTCTGGATGTTCTGAACGGTTTCGTGTGGTGGGATGACGACCAGTTGGTTTGGGCGAGCATGGGTAAGACCTTCGGAGATACTCCGGGGATCCAGTTGGAGGTACTTCAGGTTGTCGGAATTCCTGAGACACGAACCCTGCCCGAAATGTTCCTCAAGGGACAATCTGGCTAGGTACACAGACGGACACGCATACTGTTTCAGTTGCGAGTATTACGAACATGGCGATGGCACAGCAAGCACTAAGGAGGCTCACAAAGTGTCTGGACTCATTGATTACAACGTGGTTCCGCTCGGCAAGAGAGGGATCGATATCGAAACATGTAAGAAGTGGAAGTACGGGGTAGGCCGGTTCGACGGTAAGCCCGTGCAGATCGCAAACTACTGCGACGAGACGGGCAACGTGGTCGCCCAGAAACTTCGGTTCCAAGACAAGACGTTCAGGTGGCTGGGGGACACGTCCAAGGTTGGACTCTTTGGCTCGCACCTCTGGAGAGACGCGGGGAAGATGGTGACCATCGTTGAGGGTGAAGTAGATGCCCTCAGCCTGAGCCAGTGCTTCAACTTGAAGTGGCCCGTGGTGTCCATCCCGAACGGTGCTAAGTCTGCATCCAAGATCGTCGCACAGAACCTCGACTGGCTGGAGACTTTCGAGTCCGTCATCCTCTGCTTTGATCAAGACCCGCAGGGCCGATCCGCAGCGTTGGAGGCGGCGTCCCAACTCAGCCCCGGCAAGGTCAAGATTGTCACCAGTCTCCCCGGTAAGGACGCGAACGAGTGCCTCGTCAACGGGCAGGTCCGCGAACTTGTAGATGCCGTATATGGTGCAAAGAGTTTCCGACCTGACGGAGTGATCCCCGGCGAAGAGGCTTGGGAACTGATCAACAAGAAGGACACGAGACGATCTGTGCCGTACCCGTGGACCGGACTCAACGACAAACTCTTCGGTATGCGTGGCGGTGAACTCACGACGTTGACTGCGGGAACGGGTATTGGCAAGAGTAGCGTCACCAGAGAACTGGCTCACTACCTGATCTCACTGAATGAGAAGGTGGGCTACATCGCTCTGGAGGAGTCAGTCCGCAAGACCTCGGAACACATCATGGGTCTGGAGATGAACATCCCTCCGCACTTCTGGGAGCGAGACCAAGTCAATGAAGACCAGAAGCGGGCCGCCTTTGAGAAGACTGTCGGAGCAGGCAACCTTGTCCTGTACGACCACTGGGGTTCAATCGATCCCGCCAACCTCCTCAACCGAGTCCGGTACATGGCGAGGGCTATGGATTGCAAGTTCGTCGTGCTGGATCACCTCAGTATTGTGGTCAGTGCTTTGGAGGCTGGGGACGAGCGGCGGATGATCGATAACGTCATGACGAAACTCCGCAGCCTCGTGGAGGAGACCGGCATCCACCTCATCCTCGTGTCACACCTTCGTCGCCCTGACGGTCGGTCGCATGAAGAGGGTGGAGCGACATCGCTGGCCCAACTCCGTGGGTCTCACGCCATCGCCCAACTTAGTGACTCCGTTATTGGTTGCGAGAGGAACCAGCAGGACGACAGCACTGCCAACCGTCTTGTTCTTCGTGTCCTGAAGAACCGCTACAGTGGACACACGGGCATCGCAACGACTCTGGACTATGACGACCCGACCGGACGCCTTAACGAATGGTTCGCACCTGAGATGGTGGACGTGCCGGGGGTGACGACGTGAGCGGAGGCTTCAAGAGATACAACGACCGGCTTTGCTCTGACGTTTCACGGGTCTCACCCCCAGAGTATCGCGGCGTCCCTGTTTCTTGGAGCCGACTCGCTAAATGGATATCTGAAGAGGACGGCGTCCCTATTACGGGGGAACGTGTCAGAGTATTGACCGACCGCCTACTCTCTTACATACTAGGACAACTGTTAGATGATCCAGAGGTACGCTGCTGGGCTGAGGAACACGGCATCGACTTGAGCAGCAACGATGTGATCAAGATACGAAGAGGACAACATGGACACAATCATATTTGATATCGAAACGAATGGGATCAAGGACTTCAAGACACTGTTGGGTCTCAAGACCATTCACTGCATCGCCCTTGCTACTGAGGATGGGGATCCTGAGATCGTCCCAGTCGAGGAGGCTTTGGAAAGGCTGAGGCTGGCGGACG